CGATTCTGTTGATTGATACGTAACTGATTCCTGATTTCTGTGCAAGTTGCTTTTGCGTTAAGTTTAATTTGATTCTGTTTTCTTTCAATAATTGTCCGATCATATTTCTGTTTGTTTAATGACTTCCTTTACTTTCTTCTGCCCTCTGCAAACTGATTCATATTGCAAGATTGCAGCTTCAAGGTCTGAATGGATACTTCCAATGTGATATTCTCCATCCTTATGAATGTAATACCATACCTGACCATTTTCATCTGTTTCTTTGATTAATTCGATTTTCATAATAGTTGTTTTTACAAATATAACAAATATTTTAATGCAGTTCTTCTTGCCTAAATCTTTTTTCTTCTTTATGCCTAAACCAATAGCTATCACCACGTAATTCAGGATTTTCTTCCTGTATCTTCTGCCTTGCCCTTCTGATTGATTCAGGGTTTGACAATCTGCCTTCTGAAAATACTTTCAGGAATTCAAATGCAGTTGATTTGTCTTTGCCCTGTGTTACAAGTTCCCTCCACCAAATATTGGCAATCAATGCCTGATCGTTATCCCTTAAATGCTCTTTGTTTGTCAGCAAATCAATGATGACTTCTTTGTTATGTAGTTTCATAAGCAGTAATTGTCTTGAAGTAATCCAATAATAATTGATCCGATAATCAATGCTAAAATTAAATTTAATGTTTCCTTTTTCATAACGTGGTTTTAAAGGGGGATTGCTCCCCCTGTTTTTAATTATTGAAAGTTTTGATTATTGCATTTTGCAAATCCTCTACAAATACTCCGTTAATTTCTGAAACCTTAACTTCATTGATTCCTTTCATGTTATATGCTCTAACATTGAAAAGATCGTTAACCAATGTGATATCAACGTATCTGTTTCTGTTGCAAACTAACTTTGTAAAGTTTTCACCTTTAACTTGAAACTTAAGTCCGATTTCGATTTGTGTTCTTGAAGTGATCATAATAATTGGTTTTGTCTATCAAAGATAAACCTATTTTTAATTCCACCAAATATTTTTTAAACTTTTTTTTAAAGAAAATTGTACCTACCCGAACCTGCCTTAAAACTCATGTTATGATACGCAAGGGCAAGTGCCATTACACAGTCATCGTGGAAACCTGAAGGTGCTGAATATTTAACCCCTGTTGCGGAATATTGGTACTCAAATATCTCTAACTCATTGACTATCAATCCGTTAGGATAACCTATTGATCCTGTTTGTATTGCGGTCTGAAGTCCGACCATTAGCTGCTGCTTCGAATTTTGGGTGAATTTCAACCCTTGAATGTTCATGCCTGACCTTTGCAAATCTTCGAAGATCGGATCACCAACCCCTGTGGAATCGATTATGATAGGCTTTTTAGGCAATTTAAGGACTTCTTGCTTCGTACTATGCCAATCCCTTTGAAACCTGTCGAAATACGAAACAACCCCATCAGAATCCAGTCCAATGATGACTGTCCAATCGTATGACTTCGCCAAATCAATTCCGAAGTACACAGGTTCTTTTGTGCTCATTGGTCTGATGCACTTTCTAATGTGCTCTGTCCCGAATGGATTGGCTGCGTTTTCCATCGGGTTTGCCATGTATTCCTGTTCGAATACAGGTGCAGGTAATTGGCTTTTAGCTTCCTCTATTTCCGATGGATCAATATAGGGATTATCGTAAGTTGAATATTTGAAACTCTGCCAATCCTTTTCGCCTGACAACCCTTTCATGTATAAGCTATACAGAAAGTTTTTACCACGTGGTGTTGACAGGAACATTGCCCATCCTTTATAATCGGTTAATGTAGGTCGAATTGAATTTAACCATCCCTGTTCAAGATTCGGAATAAAAGATGCCTCATCAATAATTACTCCATTAAACTTTCTACCACGAAGGTTGTCTAATCGTTCACCTGTAAAAAACTCAACCATTCCCCCATTCGGAAAATATATTTTTAAATCCTTTTTTGGGTAAGGCAAAGCTGATCCTAACTTCTCGTAAAACTGTTTTGCTAATTTGTATGTGGGTGTTATGTAGGCAATCTGCTGACCTACCATTGCAGATTTAACTAACTTGATCTGACATAGTTCTGATTTTCCAAACCTTCGCCCACACATGACAACAATAAACCTTGACTGTGAATCAAGGATCGGTTTCTGATTGATATGTGCAGCACTAAACTCAATTCTCATAAAATTGTCTTGCCTTCAATAAAGACAACTTCAACTTTGTTATCTGTGTTGATGTCCATTTGTTCTTTAGGCTTTCCGTAAACTCTTGTCAGTAAAGTTTCAAGTGAATACAGGCTACCTTTTTCAAGACTCTTTCTCATTGCATTTGCTATTGTCTTTTCAAGTACAGTTGCCTTCGGATTATCCCATACCTGTTTTAGCTCCTCCAAATCCATTGCCATCATTGCCTGTATGCTATCATTAATTTCAGATAATTTATATCCTTGCTCTTTAAGTAAGCTAACGTATTTTCTCGGTCTGCCATTCGGATTACCTGATTCTCCCTTCTCCCAATTCTGTATAGCTCCACCATGTTCCTGTTCGATCTTCTTTGCCATTGTTACTCCATTGTTTTATAGATTTAATGCAATTGTAAATTGATTAGCTTTTCTTTTAGCACTCCGAATCATACCTGGGTACATTTTTGATAATTTTTTAATCGCATTTCTTTCAATATCTACTGTTCTATAATCTTTGCAACCACCTTCTGTTATCCAGTGTTCATTCTCCCAATGTATATATCTTATGCCAAGTATTCCACCATATTTCACTATATGTCTCAAACAAATTTCATAATCTTCCTTTACCTTAAATTCTTCATCAAAATAAAATTCCCCATCATTTATCATACCCATACACGATGCAGTCAAATATGTTTTAGTTAATATAGGTTTATAAGGATAAACTGAACGTGGTGCTGCTTCTGTTTTAACACCCCATAATTTATAACCTAACTGTTGAGTTAAATCAAATGCTTTTAAAAATTCCTCTCCCCAAAAACCTTCATCCCTAATATCTATTTTATAACTTCTATCATATCCTAATTTCGTATATCCTACATTTTTGGCATCATCATCTAAAAAAACAACCCATTTTTCTTTAGTATTTCGAAGTATCCAATTTCTCGTATTTGTAATTCCCTGTATATCATTAGGTACACCAACAACATTTTTAATATAATTATATTGATGTATTTCACTAATCGGTACATAAAATGTTCCAATATTTGGTAATATTTTATTAGTTGTAGTTTTACCTGCACGATTTTTACTTGGTATTGCTATCAACATTATATCTATTTTTAAAATCATTCCATTGCAAAACCCTTTCCAATGATACTGCATCAAAAGCACTTCCTTCTTTATATCCACCCCTTCTTACCATCTTTAATTTTAATGATTCTTTTATTTCTTCCCAATCTTTTGAATTAGGTTCTGCCATTATCAATATATATTCTTTTGGTGGCTCTAATTGTACAGATTGTTCGAAAACAATTTCTTCTCCATCTTCTAATGAATCCAATTTATCTATTTCTGGTATATCTAAACCCCAATCCAATAATTTTTTTTCATCCCATTCATTTGCTAATAAATCCCAATCCCATTCACCGAATCCAACATTATCTTTAATGATAAATTCTCTTTGTTGTTCTTCTGTTAGTTCACTTGCCTTGATGATGGGTATTTCTTTTATTCCTGCTTCTTTACAGGCTTTTAATCTCATGTTTCCACCCAAAACAATCATATCATCATTCACAACAATTGGTCTGATATTCAGCATTTGCGGAAACTCCTGAATAGATTTAACAAGTTTCTTGAACTTGTCATCTTTAATTACTCGTGGGTTGTTTGGGTTAGGTTTAATTTCCCCGACCTTGACCACGATAATTTCTTTCTTTCCTGTCATGTTTGTTAAATGATTTTTGTGATTTACCTTTTTTGCGTTTCCCAAAGGTAACTTTTATTTTATCACTGCTTCCTTTTTTCATATCCTTTCGTACATTTTAGCCCATTCTGTTGGGATTGCTAAATCTTTATGTTTCCTGTAACCAAGTGTTGCAAAAAATGCATCCCATTCCTGTGGTTGTTTTACATTGATGTGTCCCCATTCCTCATCAAAGGATGATTTGTGCGGTGTGCTGCTGAACAGAATCCATTTTGGCTGACCTTGCTCAAACAGTCCGATGATTTGATTATCTGTCATGTGCTCTGCAACCTCAATGAAAAGCATGATGTCCACACTTTTCAGTTTGCTGATAATCTTTAGTTCAGGTAACTTTATTTTTAAATAGTCTTTGTGTGCCTTGAATTTCTCAATTGCTTCGACACGAAATCCGTAATCCATTGCTGCCTTTGAATATGCACCAACACCGCATCCGTAATCAATCAAGGTTGATCCATAACCATTCAGTTGTGCAATAGTATGTTTTGCCAAGTCCAAAAACTGCAAGTTGTCAAGGTTGATACCATGATCCAACTCGTATTGCAGGAATTCTTTATCAGTATATTTTGCCATAAATTTCTATGAATCTTTGATGTGTTTGTTTTAGCAGTTCAATGTATTCTTTTTTATCACCATACCTTTCATGGCACATCCGACATACTGCCATCAGATTTTCGATCTTGTCTTTATCTTTTCCGCCACCCATACCCCTGCAATCAATATGATGAATGTCATTAGCTTTATTACCGCATACTTCACACCCAATGAAATCATCAATGCCATAACCGAAATGTTTCATATAAATGTGCGTGTGCTTCTTCATTTTGTCCCATCCTGTAATGGCTGATGCACTTCAGGTTCAATTCTCCTGTAATGCTCTGACCACAATATTTTAGTTAAAGTTATTGATTTATTTACAATTTCCGTTTCCGTTGCTTCGGGAAAAAGTATGTGCAGCACTTCATGTATCACAATTTCCAAATGCTTTTTTGATCTGACCGAAGGATCAATTTCGATCAAACCATCAGAATGTGCAATACCCCATGCTTTTTCTTTACCAAGTTTGCGGTATTTAATTCTGATCTTCGGCTTCGGATTATGCAGCTTTAATTTCATCTTTCATTTCTAACAGATCAGGTCTTTCCAAATCTGAAACTTCCAATTTATGTTTACCTCGCACCTGTGCCAATGCCCTTCTGTAAATGCTTTCCTTAACGTGTAACTCTTGCAGCTTTTTGACCAAAAACACTTCCTGTTCTTCGATGCTCATTTTGTTTATTTTTTTAGGTATCATTTGTCAGTTTTTGAATGGTATTTATTACAAGTC